CACAAGATGGGCGAGATCGTTTCGGGCGCGCTGATGTCTGCGATGAACACGGCGATCGGGAAGCTTGGTGCGTCACCGACAGATCGGGCCAAGGTGTTTCAGGAGGCCGAAGACGAAGACGACGATCCGTTTGCTGCGTTTGGCGGGGTGCAGTGACATACGCGGAGCGCGCGCGGCGATATTGTGATGGCGTGCTGAACGGCTCAATCCCGGCCTGTCGCTATGTCGTGCAGGCTTGCCAGCGTCAGGTTGATGACCTGGCATCGCCGCCTTCGGGTTATCTGTTCGATGAGGAAAAGGCGGCGCGCATCTGTGCGTTCGTAGAGTCGTTTCACCACATCAAGGGGCCGCACGCGAGCCGGGGCGAGAAGATACGGCTTGAGGATTGGCAGATATTCATCCTGACCACGGTTTTTGGGTGGGTGGACGAAAGCGGCAATCGGCGGTTTCGGAGGGCCTACACGGAGGTCCCGAGAGGCAACGGCAAGTCGGCACTATCCAGCCCGATCGGGCTATACATGCTGGGCTTTGATGGAGAGGCTGGCGCGGAGGTTTATAGCGCCGCGACAACTAGGGATCAGGCGCGCATCGTATTCCGGGATGCGCAAGCGATGGCCCGGAAGATGCCGGAAAAGTCACGCAAGCGCCACGGAATAGAGATTACGGCGCAGGCCATCACGCAAATGAAAACGGCGTCGAGCTTCAAGGCGCTTTCGGCGGACGGCCACACGCTCGACGGATTGAACATTCACCTTGCCATTGTGGATGAGCTTCATGCGCACAAGCAGCGCGACGTTTACGACGTTTTGGAAACCGGCATCGGCAAGCGCCCGCAGTCGCTGCTCTGGATGATCACCACTGCCGGAACGAACAAGCACGGGATCTGCTACGAGGTTCGCGACTACGCCCTGAAGGTTCTGAACGGGGCGGCAAAAGATGCGTCTGCCGAGGCGACGTTCGGTATTATCTACACCGTGGATGAAGGCGACGATCCATTTGATGAGGCCACGCTGCGCAAGGCCAACCCAAATTGGGGCGTTTCGGTTGATCCGAATGTAGTTTTGCAGACGGCGGCAAAGGCGCAGCAGACCGCGACGGCCCGCCCGAACTACCTGACCAAGCACCTGAATGTGTGGGTCGATGCGAACGAGGCGTTGTTTGATACGGAGCACTGGCGCCGGTGCGAGGATAAGGCGCTGGACGAAACGGATTTCGCGCAGGATGAAAGCGTTGTTGCGCTCGACCTGGCAAGCAAGATCGACATTGCGGCGAAGTTAAACGTCTACCGCCGCCCCGTTCAGGGCAAGGATCACTACTACGTTTTCCCAAGCTTCTATCTGCCCCGCGCTGCGATCGAGGAAGACCGGCACCCGATGTATCGGGGCTGGGAAATGCAGGGCGACATTGAGGCCACGGCGGGCGAAACAATCGACTTTGCCGTCATTGAGGACGAAATCAGGCTTGAGGTTCCAGGGCGAAATATCGCGGCGGTTGTCGCTGACCCGTGGCAGGCGCAGCACATGATTTCAAACTTGCAGCGGGATAACTTTCCTGCGGATGAAATGCGGCAAACCGTGGCGAATATGAGCGAGGCCACAAAGACGCTTGACGCGCTGATGCGCGAGGGGCGCATCCACCATCCGGGCAATGCGGTCCTGAACTGGATGATTGGCAACGTGGTCGGGCACTTCGACGCCAAGGATAACGTGTATCCGCGCAAGGAACTGCCCGCCAACAAGATCGACGGTGCGGTCGCTCTGATCATGGCGATTGGGTGGTTTGTGCAAAACAAAGAAATGACGGCGGCAACCCCTTGGGACTTGGACCCGGAATTTAGCGTGGTGAGATGATGCTTGGATTTGGCAGGAAAAAGCAGGCTGAGCGGCGCTCCGACGTTACGGCTGTGCAGAGTTCGCCAGAAGCCGCGCAGATTTTCCGGCCTGATCTGTGGGCCATGGTCACCAAGTCGGCGGCGGTCACACCTGACAGCGCGCTTGGTGTGCCTGCGGTTTGGGCTGCGGTCAACTTCATCTCGGGCACGATCGCGGGATTGCCTTTGCAGGTGTATCGCAAGACCCGCGAGGGCCGTGATCGGGTCATGGGGGGCGTTGCACCGATCTTGCACGATGCTGTCAACGAGGAATGCACATCGTTCGATTGGCGAAAATACACGTTCGAGCGCATCCTGACGACCGGGCGAGCTTTTACCTTCATCGAACGGAACACCCAGGGCCGGGTCATGAACCTCTGGCCGTTGGAACCGGAAAAGATGGAGGTCAAGCGCGAAGGCGGGCGTCTGGTCTATATCTACGACAAGGGCGTGCGCTACGCGGCCAGTGAAATTCTGGACCTTTCGTTCATGAAAAAGGCAGATGGCATTGGGCACAAAAGCCCGATCATGTCCAATAAGGCGGTGATTGGCCGTGCCATTGCAGCGACCACATACGGCGAAAAATACTTGAGCGGCGGCGGCGTCCCGCCCTTCGCGGTGACCGGCAACTTTCAATCTGGGGCGGCCTTGAAGCGCGCGGCTGATGATCTTGCGAGTGCCGTTGAAACTGCCGCAGAGGAAAACCGTCTGGCGCTGACTTTGCCCACAGGGCTGGATATAAAGCCAATCGGGGCCGACCCTGAGAAGAACCAGCTTGTCGATACGCAGCGTTTCGACGTTGAGCAGATCGCGCGGATATACAGCATCCCGCCGACTTTCCTGCAAGACCTGACCCACGGCACATTCAGCAACACCGAGCAGCAAGATCTTCATTTCGTCAAGCACACTCTGAAGCGATGGATCGAGCAGGCCGAGCAGGAGATGAACTTGAAGCTCTTTGGCCGGGGTTCCAAGCAATACGTCGAGTTCAATGTCGATGGATTGCTGCGTGGTGATTTCCTGACGCGGATGCAGGGGCATGCGATGGCAATTCAGAACGGCATCGAAACGCCGAACGAGGCACGGAACATTGAAAACAGACCTGCGAAAGAGGGCGGGGACGACCTGATGATTCAGGGCGCGACCGTGCCGATCACTCAACAGCAACAGCCCAACGGAGGCGAAAGCAATGGAATTTGAGGCGCGTGGCAAGCATGTGCGTCTGCCCGCCGAGGCTCGGGCTGACGGTGACGGCATTCTCGTTGAAGGGTATGCCGCAGTTTTCAATGAAGAAACGGACATTGGCGGTTTTTTCCGCGAACGGATCGAGCCGGGGGCGTTTTCCGAGGCCATTGGCCGGGATGACGTGGTGTTTCTGATCAATCACGATGGTCTGCCGCTGGCGCGGACTCGATCGGGCACGTTGACGCTTTCCGAAGATGAGCGCGGCCTGAAAATCAGCACGCGACTTGCGGAAGGTGACCCGGACGTGGCGCGCATTGTCGGCAAGATGAAGCGCGGCGATCTGGACAAGATGAGCTTTGCATTCTGGCCCGATGTCCAGGAGTGGGATGATAGCGGCGACGTGCCGCTGCGCACGATCAAGAAAGCGTCTCTGCACGACGTGTCGATCGTGACCACCCCGGCCTACGACGGGACTGAAATCGGCCTGCGCAGCCTTGAGGCGATGCGCAAAGAGCAGGCCAAGCAGAATTTCAGCGCAGCGCGGTTGCGTATGCGCTTGAAGCGAGACCTCGCCCAGCGAGAGAACGGCTAGGGCCTTCCGCGCCTGAGCCTATCAGCAAGCCGCCTTCGGGCGGTTTTTCATGCTCAACTGAAAGGAAATGTTATGAGCACGATCAAGGAACTGCGTGAGCAGCAGGCGCGGATCGCGACCAACGCCCGCGCGAAATTTGACGAGATCACCGACGACACGACCGAAGACCGTGCTGCGGAGATCGAACGCGAGTTCGACGCCATGATGGCCGAACATGACCAGATCGGCCAGAAGGCCGAGCGTGTAGCCAAGCTGGAACAGGCCGAAAAGGAAATGGAAGAGCGCATGAACGCGCCTGATCCTCGCCGCCCCAACGGCGAAGGCGCAGCCCGTGGTGTCGATGACGGCGATATGCCGGACTATCGCACCGCCTTCCATGCCTATCTGCGCGCCCAAGGCAACGTGGCAGCCATGGACCCGGCAATTCGCGATGCGCTGGAAAACGGGTTTAGTGGCTTGTCCAAGGAAGAGCGCGCCCAAACCACGACCAACGCGGCTGGCGGATACTCGGTGCCGGAAACCATGCTGGAACGCATCATCGTTTCCATGAAGGCATGGGGGCCGATGTGGGATGACAGCCCGTTCACGGTGATCAACACGACTGGCGGCAATGCGATGCCATTCCCGACCGTAGACGATACGGCTGTGACGGCGGGTGCGCATACTGAGGGCGCCACGCTGACCGATGACGGCGGCAAGGATGTGACCTTCGGCACCAAGCAGCTTGACGCCTACGCCTTCGACACCGAATGGCTGCGTGTGTCCAAGGAGCTTGCCGACGACAGCTTCGAGGCGATGGAAACCTTCCTGGGCCGTCTGCTCGGTGAGCGCTTGGCGCGCATCGCCAACTCCAAGCTGACCACTGGCTCGGGGTCGTCCGATGTCGAGGGCATCGTGACCAACGCTGCAGAGGGCAAGGTCGCGGCGGCTACGAACGCCATCACCTATGACGAGATCCTTGATCTTGAGCATTCGGTAAACCGCGCATACCGCCGCAGCCCAAACGCTGGCTACATGCTGTCGGACAGCACGCTGCTTGCCGTTCGGAAGCTGAAGGATGGCGACGGCAACTACCTGTGGCAGATGGGCAATGTTCAGCAGGGCATCCCCTCGACCATCAACGGTCGTCCGTTCTGGGTGAATGACGACATGGCAGGCCTTGGCGATGGCGTGGATTCCAAGGTGATGCTGTTCGGCGATATGTCGGCGTTCTATGTCCGCAAGGTCGGTCAGCCGCTGATCGGCGCGATCCAGGACAAGGACTTCTGGCCCGGCTTCGGCATCGCTGGTTACATCCGGTTCGACGGTGCGCTGTCCGACACCGCCGCCGTCAAGCACATGGCGCTTGCCGCATCTTGATCGGTTTCTTGAGGGGGCGGGATTCTCGCCCCCTTTCCTAAGCCGATGGAGGGTAAAACCATGAAGATTGAACTTTTGATTTCGCGCGCAACCGTTGGGGGTTCGCAGAACCGTGGCGATATTGTCGAGGTTTCGGACACCGAGGCGCAGCGGATGATCGAGGCCGGGCAGGCAAAGCCCGTGCGTCGTGAAAAGCCAGAAACTGCCATTCCGAAGCGTAAGGCAGAAAAGGCGAGCAAGTGATGGAGACGCTGCTTAATCGCACGTCTGATCCTGCAACGGCGCCTGTTGATCTGGACGAGGCAAAATCGCAGTTGAATGTTCTTCATTCCGATGACGATTTTTATATCAGCGGCTTGATCTCTGCGGCTACGGCGGCAGTTGAGGAAATGACGGGGCGGCCCCTGATTACACAGACATGGTCGCTTTCCTTGCGCTATCCGCGCACGCGCATCTACCTTCCCAAAACACCGGCGCAGTCGCTCGACAGCATCACCTACTATGATCGCGATGAGACACAGCAAACCGCCAGCGTTTCGGACTTTCACCTTTTCAGCGATGTTTACCGGGCGTGGGTCGAGCCGAAAGACGGCAAGGATTGGCCTGATGTTTTCGGGCGCCCTGATGCGCTGACGATCAGCTACATTGCAGGCTATGGCGCGGCTTCGGATGTTCCGACGGAGCTGAAGCACGCGATTCTTATGCTGTTGACGCACTGGTATGAAGAACGCCGTGCGGCTTCGGACGCCAGCATGGCAGAGGTTCCGTATTCTGTTGACGCTCTTGTTGGTCTGCATCGCAGAGGATGGGTTGGCGCATGAACCCCGGCAAGCTGAATGAGCGCGCAGCCTTCGATGCCCCCACCGGCGGAACCGATGCGTTCGGCGGCGATACGGTGGGCTGGGGCGAGCAATTCAAGCGCAGCGCGGAATTTATCTACCAGAAGGGCGATGAAAGCGTGCAGGCGGCTCGCTTGGCGGGGCGCAGCATCTACAAGGTGAGGGTGCGCAGCGATAGCGGAACGCGGCAGATCACAACGGACTGGCGTATGCGCGACTTGCGGCGCGGGCTTCCCAGCGGAGTAACCGGCGATACGCTTCCCGGCACGCGCTACAACGTGCGCGAGGTGGACGCCATCACCGATCGCAAGTGGGTCTATCTCGTGGTTGAGGCGGACGGGTCATGAGCGTGAATATGAAGGTCGATGGTTTCCGCGATCTGGAAAAGTCCCTTGCCGATCTGCCGCGCAGCACGTCCAAGGGCGTTGCGCGGCGGGCGATGAAAAAGGAACTGGCGCCGGTGGCCGACATGGCGAACGCCTTTTGGCCCGGATCGGCGGATGATGTTTTCAAGATTACGTCAAAACTGGCGAAGGGCCAGATGAGTGACAGCGAAATGGAGCGCGGGCCGTCGATCCTGAACCTGTTCGTCGGGGCACCGGGGGGCGCGCAAGGCACGCCCGAGGCGCACCTGATCGAGTTTGGCACCGGGCCACGCTACCACCAGTCGGGCAAATATGTCGGCGCAGTCAGCCCGACGCCGATGCTGCAACCAGCATGGGATGCGAACAAAAGTCAGATGTTTGAGGGGCTTGGCAAGCGCCTTTGGGATGAGATTGAAAAGACAGTGGCCCGGCGGGCCAAGAGGGCGGCTAAGTGATGGAAGAACACCTCTACACCCTGCTTTCCGGCGCTGTCAGCTTCCCGGTGGCGTGGAATACGCTGGGCAGCGGCACCAGCACCCCGCGCGCCTCGATGTATCGCACCAGTGGCGTGCGCGATATGCACACGCAAGGGCTGGGGCTTATGCAGGGCCGGGTGCAAATCGACTGCTACGGCGCGACCTATGCCGAGGCCATCGGTGCCAGCCGCGACATTCGCGCGGCGCTTGAGGGATACAAGAGCGGGCCGATCGAGGGCGCGTTCCTCGACAGCATCCGCGACCAGTTTACCGATGACGCGCAGCTTCTGCACCGCGTCTCGCTGACCTTCTCGATTACCTATCGAGATTAACCGCCGGGGCTTCCGGCAATCCCAAACTGCTGAAAAGGAGAAATCGCCATGGCGACCAAGCAGCGTATTGTCTACGGGGCCACGACCGAATGGTCGGACGATTCAGGCACCACATGGACTTCAATCCCCGAGGTCAAGGGGCTTATCGTTCCCGAAACCCAGATCGAATATCAGGACGCCACCAGCCTCGACAGCACGGGCGGCTTTCGTGAGTTCATTCCCGGCCTGAAGGATGCAGGCGAAATCACCATTCCCTGCGGCTACACCTCGACGGCATACGAGGACGCCGAGGGCTATCGCAGCGCCGGGACGCTGATTGACTTCAAGACCGAGCTGCCGCTGGAAACGGGGCAGAGCACCACCGGCGACACTTTCGAGTTCTCCGGCTACGTTTCGCCCGCGCTGGAAACCAACGACATCGGCGACATCATCGCCCTGAACCTGAATATCCGCACCAGTGGCGCGGTCACGTTCACGAAGGGCAGCTGATGATTTCCGGAGTGACGATTGATGTGGGTGGGACATCCGAGACGTTCCGGATGACCACCCGCGCCATGATGGCGATCGAGGATCATTTCGACAAGGGGCTGGTCGAGGCGCTGCATGGCTTGGAGGAAGGCTTCAAGATCCGTGATCTTGTGCGTCTGCTTTCCGAATGCGCGAACGATGGCAAGGGCGTCGATATGGATCGCGCGTCCGAGATCGTGGACGAACTTGGCGTCACGCGCGCCGGCGAGGTGCTGGGCGAAGTGTCGGAGGCTGCGTTCCCTGAGGCAAAGGGCCAGCCCACAAAAAACGGGAAGAGGGCGGCTCGGTCGAAATAGACTGGTCCGCCCTTTTCAGGGATTGGGTTCTGGCGGGGCAGGAACCTGCCAGTTTCAGGGACGTCACATTGCGAGAATTCGGCGTGGTCATCGATGCTGCCACGCTGCGCGATGCGCGCCTTGCATGGCAGTCGGCCCAATACGTGCGTTTCGCCTACCACCGCCCGAATGACATGCCGGAGCAGCCCGGAACCGGCCCGCCAGAGGGCACACAGTCCGAGGCAGACGCTGCCTACGTGCGCGCCTGGATGAAGGCAATGCACAGCGCGTCAAGGGGGAACAATGGCAGTTGAAATTGGCGCCCTGCGCGCAATGCTGAGCCTCGACAGCGCAGCCTTCGACAAGGGGGCCAAGCGCGCGAAGGCGTCCATGAATGGCCTGCAGAGGTCTCTGACCAATGCCGCCGACAAGATGAAGTCGGTTGGCCGCGCGATGACGACGCGTGTCACGGCCCCGCTGGCTTTGGCTGCTGGCGCGGCTGTTCGGTCGTCGCTCAAGACGGTGGATGCTCAGGCCAAGATGGCGCAATCGCTGGATACCACGGTCGTCAGCATCCAGAACTTGACGCGGGCCAGTGATCTCGCCGGGATATCGCAGGAAGACCTGAACGGCTCTCTGCGGCGGATGACCCGGCGCATATCGCTGGCGGAGGATGGCACCGGCGCTGCGGTCGACGCGTTCGAACGGCTTAACCTGTCCGCTTCCGACCTGGCCGACCTGCCAGTCGATAAGCGAGTGGAGATCATCACGAGGCGCATTCGGGAGATGATCCCGGAGGCGGAGCAGGCTGGCGTTGCGTCCAAGGTGTTCGGCGACAAGACCGGCCTTGCGATAATGCGGCTTGACAGTGACGTCATCGCTCAGGCGACCGAGGAAATCCGGAAGTTCGGCGTTGGCGTCAGCGATGTGGATGCCGACAAGATCGAGGCGGCAAATGATGCGATGTCGTCGATCGGCCTGGTCACTCGTGGTCTTTCCAACCAGTTGACAGTCGCCTTGGCTCCCGTGCTTGAAACCGTTGCCAAGCGGATCGCCGAGGTAGCCGGGTGGTTTAGCGATCTGTCGCCGAGGATGCAGCGACTCGTTGGCGTGTCCGTGGCCGTCGCAGCTGCTATTGGCCCGCTGGCAATCGCGCTGGGGTTCGTTGCGGCTGGCATGGCGGCAATGGCATCGCCGATCGGCCTGGCCGTTCTGGCGTTCGGTGCCGTCGCTGGCGCCGCGGCTTATGTCGCGACGCAGTGGGATAAGCTGAAAGATCGCTTTCCGGTGCTAGAGCGCATTGCTGGCCTCGGCGCTGAAATCAAAAAGAATTGGGAAAACCTGCCAGCGATCAAGTGGGCGCTTTTGATACCGGCGCTCCGTTGGGCGAAATTCATCCCTGGCCTTCGCTGGGCCGCGTTCATTCCTAAACTGTCTTGGGCGGCCCTGAAAGTTATCCCAGGCATTGGATGGGTCGCGCTGGCCGGGTCTTTGGCGTGGTCAGTTCTGGTCAAGAAAATTGAGTGGAACGGTTGGATTCCTAAAGTTCATTGGGCGGACTGGATACCGACAATAGTTTGGAGCGACTTTATCCCAGACATTGATTGGGGTGCTATCTTCAATTCTGGCGGCAGGCTCCATGAACAAGGGCGTCGGCTTGGTCGTGATCTTGGCGCGGGTATCTCCGGTGGTTTAATGACCACTCTGCCATCATCGGAGACCGACGTTCGCGGTTATCTCAACAGCCTAGAGGGCGCGGCCCGCGCCGAGTCCGAAACGCAATCACCTTCGAAAGTTTGGATGCGCATCGGGCAAGATCTGATGGATGGTCTCGGACTTGGCATCGAGGCGCGCGCGCAGAACGCGGCCGAGTCGGCGGCGGCGGCGGCACAACGAGTGTCTGATGCGGCGGGGGCGGCCTCGCCTGCGCTTGGTCTGCTGCCCGATCAAATAAGTGACGCAGCGAACGCGACGTCCGGGCTGAATAATCGTTTGGCCGGGATGTTCTCTAGCGCCTTGCGAGGGGCGAAATCTTTCTCTGATTTCTTGAGCAATATCGTCACGCAGCTTGGCGACATGCTTATCAACAGCGCTTTCCAGAGCTTGTTCAGCGGTCTTGGCGGCGGCGGTGGCGGAGGCTTCTGGAGCAGCCTGTTTGGCGGCATCGGCAGCAACGCGACCGGCACGAACAACTGGCGCGGCGGCCTGACGAGCGTGAACGAGCGCGGCGGCGAGATCATGAACTTGCCTCGGGGCACGCAGATCATTCCGCATGACATTTCCAAGCGCATGGCGGATGGCGGCGGTGGCGGCGCTCAAACCATGAACTTCAATATCAATGTAGATGGCGCGAACGGCGACCAGCACGTCATTGATCTTGTCGGGCAGGGCGTCCGCGAAGGGCTTGGTCAATACGACCGCCAGCTTCCTGGCCGCGTCAAGCAGATCAATCGAGACCCGAGGCGCAAGTAATGGCCGCATCATACCCCATTTCGCTGGCCGACTTCCTGGACGGTCTGCC